GTGGGGGTTGTCGTCCACGGTTGACGGTACGAACGCGACGATGAGGTGGTCGGTGGGGTCGTGGGGTATTTCTAGTTTGTCGATCTCTGCTGGGTCGTCGGGGAGTTCGACTCGGCGTACTACTTCGGGATTCTCAAATCCGTCGCGCACATCGTAAACAACAGCGTATTTGCCGTGCTGGGTGGGTTGTACCAGCATTTTGTATAGGAATGTGTGTCCACGGTCGCCAGGGTTGGTTGCGAACATAACGTGGGTTCTTACGCCTAGCGCAGTCATTTTTCGGCTGGTTCGGAGTCGGCCCGACATCATGAGCATTTGGTAGGGGGTGAATTGGGTTGCTTCGTCGAAACCGATGAAGTCGTACTCGGCAGACATATATTGACCGACATCTTCGTCGCGGGCGCAGAATCCGTATTCGATGATTGATCCGTTGCCGTACCACCAGGCTTTGACGTTGTCAATGGATCGTAGGGCTGCATCCACGTTTAGTTGGGCGTATCGGACTTGAGATCGGATGATGAGTGATCGGCGTAGTTCGGGGAGCGCGGTACGCACTAGGAGTGTGCGGTGACCGGGGTATTTCTCTGATAGTTCGTGGGCGTGGTAGGCAAGCAGTTCGGATTTGCCACCACCAGCTGCGCCACCATAGAGCAACCAGTCAACCTTCTTGACGAGGGCGTGAGCTTTCTCTTGGCGTTTGTTGCCTGTCAGTTTCCATGCTTGTAGGTCAATCTCTAGCAGTCGAAGGTATTCGTCTTGTTCTGCACCTGTGAGTTGACCGAATTCGTCATCAGATAGGAAGTTCATCCGTTTTGGCCGTCTCCAATGGCTCGCAACCCAGCCTCGACACGGGCTTTGGCTTCTGATCTTAACTCTTCTAGGCGTGACAGACGGTCTTCGGGGTTGCCGGTACGGTTCTCGTTGATTGTTGTTGCTTGGCCTGACTCCAACCTGAGGATGTCATACCAAATCTTCGCCACCTTTGTGGCTTCTTCGGCTGACTTAATCTCCCATTCGTTGCTAACTAGGCGTAAACCGAGGTCAACAATGATGGATTGAGCCAATTTGGGCAGTATTTCCCGTGATGCGACCCCTGAAGCGAGCAGATCTTGCCCTAAAGCCTTTAATTGTTCGGCTGACTTGCGTCGTTCTTCTTTTTCCAGCACCTTTTTGACCCGAACTTCTTCAATGTCGGCTGCACGGTGCGCTCTTTTGGCTTGTTGAGCCTCGCCTTTAGAAATAACGACGATCTCATCCATGTCTTCGACCACTCTTGTGGACTTAGCCTGAGTCGGACGGCGACCTTTGATACCTTCAATGATGTCATCTGCGTCATCGAACGCTTTACGCATCGTCATATAAGGTCTTTGCCCGATGTCAGGTCGTGAAGGGTGGCCCAAATCTGCATTGCGAGCGAACCAACCGACTGCGTAGCAACCATTTCGCCTGCCGTCAACGAATTCACGTCATAAGAACGCTCCGCAAGCTCGACAATGTGCGCTGCCGCACAGAAAGCTGCCTTACACATATCGGGTGTTAGGAAGATCCCGGCGGACTCCAACGCAAACCGAGCCTGGGCGACCAGCGCATCGTTACCTAATCTTGTAACAGTTTGCATCAAATCATCAACAGTTGCCATATCTTCTCCCAAATAAACTTTGTCCTGTTACAAAAACTGACCTTATCACCATACAGCCCCATGGTATTGTCATGTCACCGAACTTACGAAGCTGGTCATGTCGGGATGACACACCAGCGGAACTCGCCCGTAGTAAGCCTGTCTAACCAGGAGCGTAGGGACATTGTGACCTGAAAGGGGGTTCGGATCCCATGCATAGAGTCAAGCCGACAGTCGAATCGGATGCCAGCTAGTAAGCCGTGGGTAGGTAGTTAATATATGAAACGAGTGAACATCGATAAGGTTCGGGAGTTGGTACGGTGTAGGGCCGCCAACGGTAGGGCATTGGGGCAGACCGAAAGGTCTGAGACAAAGTTAAAGTCACCGATGTGACAACACACGGATGACAACAACGAACTTCGACAGCCACGCTGGCGATGGTGAGGCGTTAGCCGCCAACGGCGGAACATCCCTTGACCTACCAACATCGAAGATGCCAAGCCCCCGGCAAGGACACCCCTTTCAAAAAGGTCGAAAAATACGGGAGAGTGAACAAGAAGGGGGGGGTGGGGCCCCCCTAGGGGTGCGGGGTGGGGTGTGTGGTTGGTGGGCAAGGTCATCGGCAGGTGATGGGGATACGGGCAACGGCCACCGAACCGACAGCGAACCGAACCAGGGACGGGCCACGGCCACGGGCCACCAGGTGAACCAGGAGACGCACACCAGGGCAACGACCTGCCGCCCTCGCGGGCTCGGTTGCCACCAATACCAACGGCCGCAACTAGCCATGCTTACCGACAGCGACGGCCACCACGGGCCACGAATTCGGCCGCATAGTTTCGGGTTGGTTTGGCCTGGCGAATGGTTGCCAGATGGTCGGGGGTTAATGCTTGATCGGTGGCGGTGGCGTGTATAGAATCGGGGTTGCGGGTCCGTGCGGGCTCGTCCGTTTCGGCGGTCAACAGTTAGGGGTCAATGATGAAAGATATGTCGGTTCATTTCTCCAATATGGGGAACTTGGCGCAGGCTTTGGCCGCGCATTATGGCGGCGCGGCCGTCTGCAATATGGGCAAGGCGGGAAATGTTGCTTCGTCGGCGTGGCACGTCTCGGTTGATGGTGAGCGTCTCGTGACGTTGTGTGATAACGGGTTGAATCCGATCTGGTTGTTTGTTGGCCAGAAGGCGGCGATGTCTCGCGATGTGTGGATGCTTAGCGAAGCGGTGTCGTTCATTGATCTAGCGAGCGAGGCTTCGGAAGATGTTGGTCGTGTCATGTCTGACGATGGTGTCACGTTCCAGTACTCGGTTGAGTATTGGGTGACCATTCGAGGCGGCGAAGTTGTCAGCGATTCAAAAGATGCTGAATTCATTGGTGTTTTTAATGCTGAGACTTTGGAAGATCTGACCGGGGAGGATCTAGATCTAGTTGTCAATGCGTACGGCCCGATAGCGGATGCACGCGCTGAACGTGACATGGGGTTGTCGTCGTGACGTTGTTTTTGATAGTTCATCCAGGAACGGAAACGATCTTGAACGCTCACGAATGTTTCATGGTTGACATTGACTCATTAGACGATCATGACAGCGCGGTGCTTGCGTCGTTGGATGATGACGAATACTTAGATAACGCGGCCGTGGTTGAGATCGTGACGCGTTGCGGTCGGGCGGTTGTTGGTTGATCGTTCAGCGCGGCCCTGGGGGCTTGTTCGGGTTCAATTCCTGACCGCGCACTACTCGCCCAACGGGGGCGGGTTCAATGAATAAAGGGGTAATGATGAGAGTTCAAGTAACTAGAAGAATCACGGCGGGGGCGGTGGTCATGTACGAGGTTGACGTGTACGAGGTCGCGTCTCTTGAGATGTGCAACATGGCCACGGCTTCGGCCGATGTTTTTTCGTCGGTCGTTTCGTTAGAAGACATCTACGAACAAGTCACGAACGGCGAATGGATCAAGGGCCATTTAGAGGCGACACAATTTGACTCTGACGGTGTCGGTATTTATGCCGATTTAGACGGCGAACAACTAGACGAGGTTGTACGGGTTGAGGTGTTCGGATGAACGAGCCAACGTTTAGTTATCTATCCAATGGGACCTATGTTCAAGACATACCAGGCGGTTACATAGAACTACCGCGGCCCGATGAAAGCGGCCCGACACAAACAGAGCGTGACGCGGCCCGATGGAATGCGTTTATGAGTACGCCCATTCAGAATGGGTCATCGTGGGCGCGGGCCGTCGTGGCTCCTCGTCTCGTGGCGTGTGCTTCGTGTGAGAACGTCGGCGCGCCCGATGTGTTTCTTGATGTTCGTATTGCGGCTGTCGTTCCGTGGGATGTCATGGGCGACCCTCGTTCGTTCGCTTTTGTTTGCGATGAATGCGCGAGCGGTTCGGCGGTGGTGTTGTGACTACCTCGAAAAAAGCTTCAGAAATTAGGCCATCTAGCAGGGCTTTTACGGCGAGTCTGACCGGGGTCGGCGGCGGCGTTGGTGTCGTGTGTCGTTGCGGTGTGTCGCTTCGGTTCATGCTTCACCATGACGCGAAGACAGCCCCATTAGTAGCGATCAAGGCGAACGGGTCCGCGTCGGCGTTAATCCCTAACGCGTTCCCGTTGCCCGTCGGGCCGCTTGATATGGGCGGTTCGTGTGACGCGACAACGGCGGCGTGTGTTGACTGTTACGCGGCGAACCTTGAGAGTCTCTACAGCAATTTCGGGCGGGGTGCTTCGGCCAACCTTGCGAACCTTGAACACTTGAAAGCGTGCGGCGGTCAACGTGCTGTCGTGGCCGCGTTGGTTGCGTGCGTTCAACATTCCGAGAGTCAACAACGGGCGCGGGGTGTTGCGCGGCCGTCGTTCCGTTGGCATTCGGGCGGCGACATTTTCGCGGCCTGGTATGGGCGCGCAATTCGTGCGGCCGTCGTGGCTTCGCCAGGTGTGGCCCATTGGATTTATACGCGCGACGCGGTCAAGGTCAAGAGCCTGCTGCCCGTGCCCGATAACTTGCGGGTCATGTTGTCGGCGGACTCGGAGAACGTCGCCAGGATGGCCAGGGCGGGCTACAAACTCGGTTTGCCGCTTGCCATGCTTGCGGACAATCAAGCGCACGCTGTCGCATTGTGGGCCCGTGCTGCGGCCGCTGCTCCCGTGGTTGCTCCCATTGAATGCCCCGCAACGGGCAAGTATGCGCGAGATGGTCAAGGCGTGGCGGCTCATGTCGTCGGCCCTGATCGGCGGCGGTCGTCGGCCGTGCGTGGCGGGTCGGGCGTTGGTGCGTGCGTTGCGTGCCTCGTGTGTTTGCCCGTGGGCCGTGTTCGTGGCGTGACGTTCTTGTTGCATGGTGGCAAGAATCGCGGCGCGTCTGCGGGTCGTCTCGGTGCGGCCGTGGCCGTTCGTGTACGTCGTGCGGCGGTGGTGTCGTGAACACACATTCGAAGCACGCACGAAAAACTAGGCCATCTAGCAGGGCTTTTACGGCGAGTCTGACCGGGGTCGGTTCGGCGGTGGCGTTGTGATCGTGTTCGCGTGTTGGGTTTGTTGGGTGTGTGCCGTGGTGGTGGTGTGCCGTGACTGACCGTGTGGACTTGCTCCCGTGTGCCGTGTCTAAATACGACCATAACCACAAACACTCGGCGCGCTGTCTGCCCGTGGTGGCCCGACACCTGCCACCGCTCCGCCCAGGTTGGTCGTGGGGTTGGGGTCGCTCCCGTGGCGGTTGGTCCGTGTGGATGGATTACCCAGGCGGGCGGGCCTGGTTGGTTGGGCTCCCCACGTGCACCAGGGCGGCCGACCTAGTCGTCGTCGTTTGGGCGTATGTACTCGGGTCCCGACACAATTGACCCGACAACATTGGGGCCGCCTCCGAATGGGGGCGGCCCCTTTTTTTATTTCCCGATTCAAAGCTTCAACTACACTTTTCCGAAAACGGGCGGGCGGAACAGGTCCTACCGAGAACCCACCAACCCCGGCGGGCGGCCGGACCACCAAAAATTCCTGGGTGTGGGGTAGATCTGATTGCTTACCGTCAAAATATTTTCGCATTTGTGGGGTCGATGGGCGGTTTTGGGGTGAATAAATGGGTTTTGGTGTGGTAAACATTGTTTATGGCTTCTGTACGATCAATTACGGCTCATCATCTTGGGTCTTATGCCTCGATTCATACTCGTAAACGGTACAAGAAGGACATTATGACGTGGCAACGATGGTGCACTTTGGTGGACATTCATCCCCTGGATTGCACCCAACTGAACGCTCAAATGTTTGTTGATTGGATGGTTTCGCAGTACACGTCTGCTTCGGTTTCGTCTCGTGTTTGTGGGGTGGCTCGATGGATGGATGCGCTGGTTGATGGTGGGGTCGTGCGTTCGCATGGTTTGCATTCGGTGAAGCTTCCGAAGCGGGTGGTGGTGTTGAGTTCTGATTGCTTACCGTCGGATGATGAGATGGTTTTGGTTATGAGTGCGTTTGCTGGCCGGGGACCAAGGTGGGAGTGGCTTGCTGCGATGGTCGCTTGGGGTGGCTGTGATTGCGCTGAAGCTTTGCGGGTTCGGAAGACTGATGTTCGGACGTGGGAAGGTAAGACGTTGATTACGGTGCGTTCTCGGCGTGGTAACAGGCGTGAGATTCCGGTGGACGGTCGTCTCGAAGTGTTGACTCTTGGGTTAGCTGCGGTGTTCGCTGCAACAACGTCGTTGGGTGGGTCGTTTAATAGTAAGCACGGGACTGAGACGATCAATGATGTTGCTTCGAAAGCTGTTGGCCGCCGGTTGACGGTGCAGGATATGCGTCGGTGGGCTGTCCAGCGTCAGTTTGATCGGGGTGTGCCGGTTCCGGTGATTGCTAAATGGTTGGGGCATACGAATGAACGTAATGTTCGTCAGACGTTGCGGTTGCTTGACCCTGTCGCACAGGTGCGGCAGTCTGATGTGATTGCTCAGATTGTGGTGGAGCCTAATGGGGATCGATTCGGGTCGGGTTCTGTACCTGACTCGGTTATTTTGTGATCTTGCCGATGATCCACCACAGGATCGCGACACACGTTGCCGCGAGTCCTGCAAAGTAGATGACTTCGACTGTTTTGTCCACGAAACGCTGCTCCTCGGCTGTAAGTGCCTGCACCTGGGATACCCCCTTGTATTTTGTCATGACGTTATAGTTTTCGCCATTCGGATGGTGAATGGTTTTCTTCTACCAATTTAGCGTGTTCGGAGCTTTCGTAGTATCGGATCATCCATATGCATGGGTCACCTTCGTACATTTCTTCGTCTTCGCTTTCGGTGGTTGGTAGGCCGTCGTGGGTGTAGCAGAGCAGCGGGCCGCACCAGTTGTTTTCCATGCCCATTGTGAGCCATTCGGTGAAGTTCATCGTCCGTACCTTTGCTGGTTCCAGCGGTCTTGCTGTTGAGCGTCCCGGATCGCTGTCAGGACTACGACGAGTTTCTTGAGTTCGATGGTGTGTTCGTCCATGATTCGTTTCATGTCACGCGTTACCTCAGTCAAGTATTCGACCATGTCGTGTTGTGATTCGCGTACTACGGGGTCGCCCATACCGAAGTCGGGTCGGCGGGGGAATATCTTGGGTCGTGGGTCTTCTATTGGTTCACGGTTCATTTGTTGTCTCCTTCATCGTTAACGAACAGTTTCATGTGGGCATCTCGCCCTAGGTTGGTGATTGCACAAATAATGCGCTGGCGACCACGGTCATTGGCACGGGTTTCCCCGGTCGGTGCGATCCAGCCCAAAGCTCGTAGGTCGGATGCTCGACGGCGGATACCTTCATCGGCAAGTGTTGCGGGTCGGCCCAGGAGCAGTCGTACGGCTTCTTCGTCGGTGACATCGTGTAAGGCGTAGATGTCCAGTAGGCGCGCTGCACCGTTGGCGCGCGACTTTGGTTCAATGCACGTCACGGGATCGTCTGCACGGACAGCAGGTGTGAAGTTGATAATCATGACTGCCACACACCGTTCTGTAGTTGCTCGGTGAACGCGAACTGGCGTGGTTTTGTCGTGTAGTCAAGGCCACCACAACTCATGTATGTCAGTACGCCAGCATCGTCAATGCAGAATGCGATGACTGCTCGGCGCGTATATGTGGATGTGCCGTCAGGATTTGTCCATTCAAGCACGATCCTTGTTGGGATGGTTATTGGTATCCATGTTCTAATCATTGTATTTCCCCTTTGTTTGTTGGTATTTGTTTTCTAGCTCTTGGCAGCGCGCGCACCGTAGATACCCGGTCTGCTTGTTAAATGAATGCGGGATCGCCCAGCCTTCTATGAATTCTCCGCAGGTGTCGCAGTCACCCTCGACTGGCGGTTCAAAGTATGAAGACCCCACGTCAATCCCATTGACTCTTGTAGTTGCCACGGATGAATGGTGCTTCGCGTTTCGCCCAGCAGTCCCGGCATAGCCACATCGTTCCGCCACCCGAAAGGTTGAGGGCAACATGAACGAGCAACTTTCTTTT